GATATCGGTCTGGGTCTCAAACGGGTAGACGACGTCGTCTTCGTACCAGAACGGGTCACCCGCAACGCACGTCATTATCGCTTCGTTGTAGGTGCCCAGCTTGGGGTCGGTGAACAGCGAGACCTCGGGGGACTCGAACAACCGGATCTTCAGGTACCGCCGACCGGAGTCGACGGTGGTGATGTAGAGCTTGCAGTCGCGGTCGAACGCCCACGCTTTGCGCCACTCCGAGTCACGCGACAACCAGGCTTTCGGCCCGACCTTCGCGTCGTTGAGGATCGCGACGGCGAACGTGATGTCGCGGCGCAGGACGCGGTGGTTCAGGTAGCGAGCGCCGGGGTAGTTGCCCGGTTCCTCCATCACCACCTTGACGGGCGGTTCGAAGAGACCCTTCACATCTGTCGCCAGATGGATGCCTCGGTCGCCTTCTTGGGGACCGGCTAAGGTGAACCACTCGCCGTTCACTCCTTCGAGTTCAACGACGGTCGTCGCCTCCATGCGGCCTCCTAAAAATGATGTGGGTACGACAAAGCCCCCCGGTGGTGACCGGGGGGCCGTCGAGAGCGTGGTTAACGCTGTCTGTAGCGGAGTGCTTCTTTGTTGGTGAGGTTCTGCTTAGCGGCCAGAGCCTCGTCAACGGAGTTGACGTGGATCTCTGTCTTGCCCCCACCCTTCTTGCCGCCGCCGAACGGTTCGCTCAGCGTGTCGGCCAGCAGGCCGGTAGCCCAGTCCAAGCCCATCCCCGCAACAGTCGGTAGAGCTCCGCTACCGGACATACCGAGGTCGGACATGAACTGACCGGACACCGAGTTGAAGAACCCCTTAGCGAGGTCGATCATCCCCGCGATCTGATCGGTGATGATGTTGTTCGCCTCGGTGACCGAGTCGGTCGAATCCGAATACTTACTCCCGAACCCGAGCTGCTCCTTCTGGAGACTGAGCTGGTCCTTGAGCGCACCGATCTGATCCATCTGGTTCTGGACCGCTGCGCGACCTTCTTTGTCCTCTTTCGGCAGCGCGTTCTTTGCGACCTTCAGTTCCTTGCGCTGCAACTCCAGCTCGTCAAGCTGCTGCTTGATCGCGTCGTTGAGGACGCTGCCGTTGACGCCTTCGAGACCGCCGTTGACAGCTTCGGAGAGCTTCTCGGCTAGAGCGGTTGCTCTCTCGATAACGCCGGGGAACCCGCCTTCGAGTCCGTCTTGCAGACCCTCCACAACACTTGCGCCGACCGCGTCGAATACCTTCGACGGGGAGTTGATGCCGAGTTCGACGTGCGCCGCAGAGGTGACCGCAGCCGCCAAAGCCTGAGCAGCACCTACCGCCGCAGGAATGGACGAGGAGATGCCCGCCGCCATACCTGCACCGACTGCTGCACCAGCAGCTTGTGCGCCTGACGCCGCCGACTGCAAAGCAGCGACGATCTGTTGGCCCATCGCTGTCACGGTCGCCACCGCTTGGGCGGCTCCAGCAGCGATCGTAGAAACGACGTTCGCCATACCCGCCGCTGCTGCGGCGGCTACCGCGTTGAACGTCTGCGCTGCAACACCGGGGATCTGAGACAGACTTCCGGTGAACGCGGCTACGATCTGCCCGCCCGCACCGGCTACCGCGCCGACGACATTTGCCATCGAGCCGGTGACGGCTGCACCGATACCCGCGAACGATTGCTGTATCTGCGCGGGGATCTGTTGAAGAGGGGCCGTCGCGGCAGCGATTTGGCCTTCGATCTGGGGAGCGAGGGTCTGGATTTGAGGGGCGATCTGGGGACCTGCAGCCGCAATACCCTCCCCGACCTTCAGCCCGATCTGATTACCTGCCTGTGTGCCCGTTTCTGCCGCAGCTTGCGGAAGACCAATACCGACCGTGTTCTTGAACCAGTCGATGATGGCTGTACCAGGGCTCGCCGCGATCTTGTTGAAATCGAAGAGGGTCTCCCACATCCCTTTGGCAGCGTCCGCACGTTTCTCAGGGTCGAACAGCTCGCCGAAGCGGTCTCCGATCCAACCGATAGCTACACCGGCCTCACGCTTGTTCTCCTCCCAGAACCCTCCGAGGTCGAAGTCGGTGAGACGACCGTCATCTTTTGAGTTAGAGAAGATGTCACCGACGCTGCCCCCCTCCTCGCCGGCTGGGGACGCGAACGTAAGTTTCTTGAACTTCTCGTCTATGTCGTAGACTTTGTCGGAGAAATTAACGATCTTCTCCATCGCATTCGCTACCCGCTCTATAGCGGTAGCGAACTGCGCCGTCTTCTCGGGGTCCTTCATAAAATCTAGGCTCTTGCCGCTTATAGCGACGAGGCCATCACCGATGGTCTTCAGAGAGGCACCCAGACCGCCGAACATCTCGTCCAGCGGAGACTTGCCGGTGAACCAGGACTTGTTCGTGATCTTCTTGACCCACGACTCGAACGACGCCCCGGTGGTGTTGAACCAGTCGGTCAATCCGCCGAGGTTGCCGGTGAACCCCTGCACCAGGCCCAGCAGGCCCGAGGTGAATGCGTCGACACCCGGCTTGGCAGCAGTCAGCGCCCCACCAATGTCGGTGATGATGGTGTTGATCTTTTCGAGGTTCTCGGGACGGGTCACCGCGTTGGTGATGCCGTCGAACATGTCCGCGAGCCCCTGCGTGACCTTCGGCAGAGATGCCTCAAGCGTCGGGAAGATCCCAGCCAGCTTGTCGAACACAGGGGCGAACTGCCCCTCGACAGCCGACGACATCACTGCCTTCAACCCATCGAACGGGCCTTTCAGCCGCGCCGCAGCCTTCCCGAGACCCTCCATACCGAGGGTCAGCGCGCCTATCGGTACACCGACAAGCGCGATCGCACCGGGAAGCGCAAGCAGTGCCGTGGTGATGAGCCCTATAACCGGGGCAATCATCGGCAGTATCGCGGCAGCGCCTACGAGCCACCCAGTGGGGTTCGGGCCGGTCCCGAACTTGGGACCTTGAATCCCGGTCAGCTTGTCGGTTATCCGCGAGATCATCCCCAGCCCGCGTTGGTCAACGTCGACCTCGACCTCGACCTTCGGCTTGATCTTCGCCAGCCGCTGCTGAAGCCGGGTTTCGTCAAAGTCGACGTCCAGCTCGACGCGCCTGCCGCCGAGTGCGGCGACAGCTTTCTCCAGATCGGAGTCCGCGTTGAACTTGACGTCCTGAGCGGCAGCCTTCGCTGCCGCCTTCGCCTTCGCCCGCAGACCGTTGGCATCGAAGTCGGCACCTACAGGTACTTCGAGGTTGAGGCCAGCGGTCTCCTCTTCGAGCTTCTTCTTCAGCTCTCGGCGGAAGCCCTCGACGTTGGGGACGACCCGGACTGATACCCGCCCAACTTCTTGTCCTCCTGGGCCACCAGGCATCAGCCACCACCTTCCCTGCGCTTCTTCGCCTTGGACAGCAACGACTTCGCCATGAACCCGAACGATCCCGGCTTGTCCTGCTTTTTCTTCTTCTTGTCTTTGTCATCCGGCAGCGGCCACGGTGTGGGCACAGCCGTCTTAGACTTCTTCCTCGGGTCTTTGTTCGCGAGGATGAACAGGTAGACCAGAGTGCGGATCGCGTTCGACGTCGACGCCGCTATATACCTGTCCTCGCCCCAGCCGCGATACTGCTGACCGCCTCGTAGCTGGGCTACGAACGCCGAGTTGTAGTCGAGGTTGTTGATGTGCGCGAGAAGAAACCGGGGGGTCCACGGGGGGACGTCGAGAAACAGGTCCCGGAGGTCGATCCCGTAGTAGTGCTGTAGGTCTGGGACCAAGAACTCGCCGTACCTGTCGATCAGGCGGGCGAGTTCTGTGCTTCCCCCAGTTGGGTTTCCTTAGCCCACAGGTTCAGCACCTCGGTCATCAGCGACACCTTGATCTCCAGATCAGGGTCGTCCAAGTCCTTCAGCAGCTTGGCCGGCTTGTCTGCGACGGCGTTGAAGATCTTCGAGATCTCCTCGACCAGCAACTCAAGACCGGCGTCCTCGTCGTCGTCCTCGACATCGAGCCCTTTGATCTGCTCGATCGCGTCAACGACGGTCTGACGTTTCGGCTTCTCCAGCTTGAACAGGCTCTTGAGGAGTACCTCGGAGCCGTCGCTGAGCCCGAATCGAACGGGCTCATACTTCTTGCGGGCTGCTTCACGCAGCGAGTCGAGTGAGAATACGTTTGACACAGCGGGCCTTTCAGAGTGTGTGGCGGGTCTTAAGAAAGTGGCGGGCGGGAGGAGCTGCCCGAGGCCCGCCAAGGCAGACAGCTCCCCCCGGTCAGGGGATTAGGCAGCGCCGAACAGGTCTGCCGAGATCCAGTCGTAGAGCCGACGAGCGCCGAGGTTGAGGAAGTTCGCCTTCACCGGGAGCGAGGAGAACTCATCGACCGGCAGGTCGATCGAGTCGTCACGCTTGATGCTGGCCTTCGGGGAGTAGAACCCGATCCGAACCTCACCGTCGATGATGATGATGAGCAGCGCCTTCTCGACAGCGGCGAAGTCGCCCGAGACGCCGTAGACGCCGGGGGTGTTCGCGGAGTCCGCACCGAAGTACAGCTCCATCGTGTCCATGTCCCACTGCTGGAGGTTGATGGTGACCGAGTCAGCGACCGGATCACCCGTCTGGACCTCGCGCAGGCGCTTCTTCTGCCAAGTTCCCTTGACCTCGGTGTCGCCACCGTCGAAGCCGAACTCGGGCATGTCCTCGCGGCTGGTGTGGCCGAGGTTCTTCCAGTTCAGCGGGGCGGTCGTGGTG